GCAAAGACGCGCTCACGAAGGCCGAACAAGCCGCGAACGATCGCGTGCTGCGCGCCGAACTGAAAGCGGTTGCCGCAAAGCACGGCGTCGTCGACGTGAACGACGCGCTGAAGGTGCTCGACCTCGCCGGCGTGAAGCTCGACGAGAAAGGCGACCTCATCGGCGCCGACGAACTGTTCGACGCCGCGAAGAAGGCGAAACCGTACCTCTTCGCCGCGGTGAGCACGTCGAGCACGAGCAAGACGCCGCCCGCCGGCGACCCGAAGCCGGTCGACGTTCGCACGTCGGACCCGAAGGATTACGAGGCAGCAAAAGCGGCGTTCCTGAAGGCGTCGCGCTAACCCGCCCGAAACCGAGCAGTAACCCATCCAACGAAGCCCGCCATTGCGCGGGCTTTTTGCTTTTAAGGACCGCATCACATGCCGATCAGCAATTTCCCCGCCGCTCTTCAACCGGCGATTCAGCAAGGTTTCCTGGCTCGCGAATTCCAATCGGGCCTCGAATCGCAAATCACCTACCGCGCCGTCGCCGATCGCGAGAAGTTCGCGAACGCGGTCGGCGAAACGATCACCAAGACCCGCCGCGGCCTGAAGGCGCCCGTTACGGCTCCGCTGAACCCGGCCGGCAACACGAACCTCGACAACGGTCTCACGCCGTCCGGCTGGACCATCGAGCAGTACACGCTCGGCATCGATATGTACGGCGACACGATGGACCTGAACATGGTCACGACCCGCGTCGGCATCGCGTCGCAGTTCCTTCAGAACGCGCATGTGAACGGCGTTCAGGCGATGCAATCGCTCGACCGCCTCGCGCGTAACAAGCTGTTCGGCGCGTACCTGTCGGGCAACACCCGCGTTCGCACGACCCTCGGCGCTCCGGCGGCGACGGTTGCTGTCGACGACGTGCGCGGCTTCCAGTATGTGAGCGCAAACGGCGTTCTGGTCCCGGTCTCGGGCACGAACACGCTGACGGTCGTTTTCGCGAACGGCAATAGCTACACGCTGACCGGCGTCGCTGTCGATGGCTCGAACGTGTCGACCGCACCGCAAGGCGTGAGCGGCACGCTTACGTTCTCGGGCAACGTGTCGGTTGCCGACGCAACGGCCGGCAACTCGGTCATCGCTGCAAACGCTGCTTCGGTGCTGCGTCCGAACGCTCGTCTCTCGACTTCGGCAATCGTCGCGGGCGACCTGCTCACGATGCAAGACCTGCTCGCCGGCGTGACGGTGCTGCGCAACAACCGCGTGCCGACGATCGGCGGCCTGTACAACTTCTACGCCGACAACGCGCAGTTGAAAGGTCTGTTCAAAGACCAAGATTTCAAGCTGCTCTATCAAGGTCAGTACGGCTCGACCGAATTCAAGACCGGCCAAGTCATCGAAATCATGGGTCTGCGAATCATCCCGACGACCGAAGCCCCGCAGCAATCGCTGGCCGGCGTGAACGTGCACCGCGGGATCATGTGCGGTCAAGGCGCGCTGATCGAAGGCGATTACGAGGCGATTTCGAACAACGACATCGGCGACGACAACGCGCTCATTGAAATGCTCGACGGCGTTGCAATGGTCACGCGCGAACCGCTCGACCGCCTGCAACAGATCATCGCGCAGTCGTGGTACTGGATCGGCGGCTTTGCGGTTCCGACCGACATCACCGCGAACCAAAACATCATCCCGACCGCGACGAACAGCTACTACAAGCGCGCTGTCGTGATCGAATCGGCCTAATCGGTCATGGGGCGCTTCGGCGCCCCTCTTCACGAGGAAATCATGAGTGACGCAACCGCGCCAGACGGCGCACAGGCGCCTCTCGCGACCTCGGATGCACCGATAGACGCACCGAAGGTCACGAAGCCCGCCAGGGCCGCAAAGAATGCGCCCGCGCTACCGGAATCGGTGACGATCGCGGCGCATTACCAGTTTTACGACGAAGCAGGCGACCCGCAAGCGTGGCTCCCTGGCGAAGTCGTGACGGCGAAAGCCGAAATCAAACTGCTGATCGAGCGCGGCGCGCGCTTGCTCGGCATCAATGGAGAGCAAGGCTGATGCTCACCGACGCACAACGGGTCGATGTTCGACGCTTCTGCGGGTATCCGCTCTACGGCGGGCAACCCGTTCAGGCGTTCGGGTATCGATTCTTCCAGCAATACGGCACGCTTGAATTTCGCATGACGAACATGCAAGACGCCGAAGAGGCGGTGGTCGTCAACTACCTGACGCAACTCACCGCGCTCGAAACGGCGATCTACGGCACGAGTGACAACCTCGACACCGACGTTGCCGCGGTATGGACGCACAACAAAAACGAGCAGCGCGACCGTGAAGCGCTGTTCGACTCGACGCGCCGGCGCTTGTGCGCGTTCTTCGGCATCCCGCCCGGCCCGGCGTTCGACGTCACCGGCGGCGGCTCTATCACGCTGGTGGTCTGATGGACGGCGCCAAAGCACAAGCCCAAGTCTACAAGGGATATGCGCAGGTCGCGAAGCGGCTCGGCAATGCATTCACTCTCTACCGGCCGACGTCGGCGGATATGACGGTCGCGCAGATCGTCGCAACGAACTTCCTCGCGAGCATGAACGCGGAGGACATGACCTATCGGCGTCCGAACAAGTACGGCAAACCGACGTGGTATGCGGTGATGGATGGGCGCGTGACGCAGGTCGGCGACTACCTCATCGGCGCCACCGGTCAATTCTTCATCGCCGCGCAACAGCCGCTTCTCCCGATTCTCGTCGTCGAGTGCAATCGCACCGTCAATATCACGCGCCCGCAATTGCAGACGCAATACGGCGCGGTGCCGGATTACGAAGGCACGACGGCGGCGAACGAAACGCCGCTGATGTCTGGATGGCCCGCGAGCGTGCTGCAAGGCACGAAGGGCGAGAAAGGCGGCGTCGCGCTGCCTGGCGATACGCGCGATGCGTGGTGGTCGATTCTGCTGCCGCTCGCGCCGGGCGTCATTCTCCGCTCGGGCGACCTCATCGCTGACGAACTCGGGCGGCGCTACATCATTTCGAGCGCGGAACTGACCGACCTCGGCTGGCGGCTCACCGCGCAACAGGGGCAGACATGAGCGACGTTTCCGATGTGCAAAACGTGCTCGTCGGCCTAATCGCCGGCTGGCTCTATCCGAACGGCACGAATCAACCTTCGGCGGTCGGATTCAATGTCCGCGTAGGCGCGGGATGGCCGACTGCGGTCACGCTTGATGCGGACCTCGCGGCCGGCGTCGCGCAGGTTTCCGTCTATGCGACGCCGCAGGAGCGCAAGACGACGCGCTACATGCAGGGCTGGCAACCGCGTGACACGTTCGCGCCTACGGTAACTCTTTCCGTTATCGATAGGACGATAACGGTCGGTGGCACACTGCCCTCGCCATTCTCCGCGCAAAACCTCGCGGTGTTCGTCGGCAACTCGCCCTACTCCTACTCGGTGCAGCCGACCGACACGCTCGCCAGCATCGCCGCGGCGCTCGCCGCAATCATCGCGCAGGACTATCCCGGCACGACAAGCGCAGGCGCAAATATCACCCTGCCCGCGAACGCCGCTATCGGCGCGCTTCGAACGGGCGGCACAGGAACCGCGATCAAGGTCATCAAGAATCAAGACCGCGTGTTTCAAATCACGCTTTGGTGCAGCACGCCCGTGCAACGCACGGCGCTCGCAAACGTGATCGATCCGAATCTCGCCGACCTTGTGTTTCTCGCGATGCCCGATGGCTTCAACGCGCGAATCGTCTACATGGATAGCCCGCAGCAGGACATCGGCGAGAAAGCGCGGCTGTTTCGTCGTGATTTTCGTTATCGCGTCGATTACGCGACGACGAAGGTATCGGACGCTCCGCAAGTCATTGTCGGCGACCTGCACATCGTGACCGATGCCGGCGCCGTTCTCAAACCCGTCTAGGAACCCTATGGCAAAGCAAGACGACGCGGCGACGTTCGATTATGAACTCGTCGTGCTGCATCAATTCGGCTTCACCGAGCGCGGCACGCGCATCAGTGATGCGGCCGAAATTCAGAAGGTCATCGACGAAGGTCACGCCGACAAGTGCGTGAAGGTCGCGAAGGAGGCTAAATAATGCCGATTTATCAACTTGGCAGTCTCAACGTCTCCGCCCTCTCCGCGCCCGGCGTCTATCTCCAAATCAAGGCGCCCCCGCTGATCATCAACGGCGTGCCGTCGAACGTGCTCGGCGCGGTCGGCATTGGCTCGTGGGGTCCGGTGAACGCGCCGGTTCTCGTCGGCTCGCCCAATGATGTGGCGCAATGGCTCGGCGACAAGCAGGTTCGCAAATACGACCTCGCTACCGCGATGGACGTGTTCTTCCTGCAAGGCGCGACCGCGATCCAATACGTGCGCGTCACGGACGGCACCGACGTCGCGGCGACCGGCAAGCTGATGGACACGAACGGAACGCCCGCAATCGGCGCGAACCTGACGGCGATCTACACCGGCACGCGCGGCAACTCGATCACCGCCGCCGTCACCGCGGGCACGAAGTCGAGCACGTTCAAGGTCACGATTTCGCTGCCGGGCACGCAAGCCGAAGTGTTCGACAACATCGGCGGCACTGGCGCGGCGCTGTGGACGAACATCGTCAACGCGATCAACAACGGCCAATCGAACGTGCGCGGCCCGTCGCAGATCGTCGTCGCGACCGCTGGCCCGGCAACCGCCGCGCCGAACATCACGACGCCGAACACGTTCGCGAGCGGCACGGACGGCACGACGACGCTTACCGATGCACTGCTCGTCGGCGTCGATGGCAACGCCGGCACGCGCAAAGGCATGTATTGCCTGCGCGGAACGGGCGCGCAAGTCGGCGTCCTGGTGGATCACTCGGACCTCACCGCAGCATCGACGGTGCTCGCGTTCGGTTTGTCCGAAGGCATCTATTTCGGCATGCAGGGCGCACCGAGCGCGGCATACACGACCGTCTCGACCGCGCTCAACACGGCGGGCGCCGATGGCTACGGCCTGAAAGTGTTCGTCGGCGATTGGGTCACGTATTTCGACAGCACGAACCAGCAAAACCGCCTGCTCGCTCCAGCGACGTTTTGGGCTGGCAAGCAAGCGGCGCTCTCGCCCGAGCAATCGAGCCTGAACAAACCGCTCTACGGCATCGTCAGCACGCAGCGTGTCGCGCAAAACCTGCCCTACACGAGCGCGGAAATCGGCGCGATCAATCAGGCGCGTCTCGACGTGATCAGCAACCCGTCGCCGGGCGGCAATTTCTACGCGGCGCAGACGGGCGGCAACGCATCGAGCACGGCGGGTCAGGACGGTGACAACTACACCCGCATGACCAACTACCTCGCGCTGACCCTCGCGGCGGCGTTCGGCAAGGTCATCGGCCAGAATCAAACGGTCGACCTTCGCAACGATGTCAAATCGGCGATGCAAGCGTTCTTGTCGAACCTGTGGCGCCTCAACATGATCGGCGACGTCAACAACCCGACGCAAGCGCCGTTCACGGTTCAGATCGACAAGGCGAACAACCCCGACTCCGCAGTTGCCGCAGGCTACATGCAAGCCGACGTCAAGGTGAAATACCTGTCGGTCGTGCTGTACTTCGTGATCAACCTGCAAGGCGGTCAGACGGTTCAAATCCAGTCGAGCGTTCAGTAAGCCCCTCACCCCCTGCAATCTCAAGGCCCGCCGCGCGCGGGCTTTTTCTTTTGAGGCTCACATATGCCGCTCAACGGCTTTACCGTAGGGCGCGATCTTTCGGTCAACATTCAAACGCCGAATGGATCGCTCCCGCTCTCGCTCATCACCAAATTTACCGCCAAGCCGGATACGACCGATGTCAAGGTCAAGGGCTTGGACGGTCGCACGCGCCACCTGATTTTCCCCGATGGTTGGTCCGGTTCGTTTGAAGTCGAACGCCAGGATTCGACGCTCGATGACTTCTTTGCGGGTCAGGAGGCGAACTATTACGCCGGCCTCGACCTGACCGGCTCGACGATCACCGAGACGATCACCGAAGCGAGCGGCGTCGTGTCGCAATACCAGTTCGTCGGCGTGATTTTCAAACTCGACGACGCGGGCGACTTCGCCGGCGACGCGACCGTGAAGCAAAAACTCTCGTTCGTCGCGGAACAACGCATCAAGCTCTAAGCACAAGGAACAATAAATGACGACAGTGAACGTCCGCAAGAAATCGGCGCCCGTAGCCGACACGCCTTCGAAAGAACTCGTGAAGAAAGCCGCTGAAGCGGTGACGATCGACACGCCGAACGGCCTGACGGTGACGCTGAAGAAACCGGGCGTCCTGTCTCAGTTCCGGCTCGTGAAGATTCTCGGCGAAGCGGCGAAAAATCAGGTCTATGTGTCGATGGTGATTCCGATCACCTTCGTCGCATCGATC